TACGGCATCAACACGGTCGGACAGTCCCTCCGTAACGCCAATCTCGATGTGCGCTCGGACCCCCCGAACCCCCGTGCGGCCGTCTCGCCTTTCCTGAACTCCACGATTGAGCCCGATCTGTACCGCCGCGAGCTGGAGATCGGCGAGTCGGGTGCGTGCGCCAAGGGACCTCAGTAAATGCTTTAAGTAATTTAACGTGATTGAATAATGAAGTTTACGCCACATATCGTGGCCATCACAGTTGGCATGTTAGGGTATCTCTTATACCTATATGCGAACGGTGGACCGGGAAACCTCGTGACCGTCAAGGCCGAGAAAGATGGGGATGCTTACCTTGTACAGGATCTCCCAGGAAAACAGCAGGCGGCCGAACACCTTGCGACTCTGAGAGCCAATATGGAGAAGGTGGTAGAATTTTACAAGCAGGATGAGTTCGAGACCGATCCCCAAGCCAAATTACTAGTGGAACGATTCAACGCCGACCACCTCATGGAAAATTCCATGACGTCTCCAGATACGTCGTACTCCGAGAACAAGGGTGAAAAGATCGTGCTGTGTCTGCGCGACAAGACCGATCCGCCTTCGTATCCGTTTGTGGATATGAACACGGTCATGTTTGTGGTCTTGCACGAAATGGCCCACCTGATGACGGCCGAATTGTCGACTGGAAAACATACTCCCGAATTCTGGGCTAATTTCCGTCGGATTCTGGAAGATGCATCCAAGATCGGAGTATATACGCCCGTCAATTACAGCAGGACGCCAGTGGAGTACTGCGGTATGACGATCACAGATAGTCCTCTATGATCTAGCTCACGGATTCGCCTCTATAATTTAGCGAGTGCTTGCGAGTGTAAGATCGTTGCACGCGTTGCAAAAAGCCACGCGGTCTTTGTTACTGTTGGCGAGAACCGTACGGAGATTGAACGTTTTACGAATCGGTCCGCCGCCCGCCGTTCCAAGTGCGAGAGCCGTGGATCCGAACGGAACAGGGCCTACCCATGTCGCAACTGGACCATACCGCACGGGGTTTACGGGGTTGAGGTTGTTTGCCTGAGCATTTAGGTAATCGAGATATTCTGACCTCTTACGACGATTCGCGGTGAGCATTCCTGACGACACGGCGGGTCCGCCAGTTTTCCATGATCCAAACGATTGAACGGTGGGCATCTTGTTCTTCTTCTTATTCTTTATGAACTAAAATTCCTGCGCGCAAGGGATTCTCCACCAAACGCACTACTATCGGCTGGTGTAGTATTCTGAAGAACTGTCTGGATGGTCTTCGCGGCTGGAACGACGTAGACACCGCTCACGATTCTACTCCTCAGAAACTGTACTCCATCTTTTACGGTCGCAGACTCTACGGTAAGACGTTGATTACGAGTAAGCATAGACGAATCTGCGACACGACCACCTTTCTTCCAGCTTCCAAGACCGACGTTAAAGGACGACATTATTTTGATCACATAAAATAATGTCCGAGGAGGTTTCCCAAACCGTTCTCAATCTCCAAACGGGGAACTCTGCGACCTTCAAATATTTCACAGACGATTCCATTGAAACTGTCCAGAACCGTATTGGAACCCTGATTGGCGTTCATCCTGATCGGCTCCGGATATATGTGGAAGGGCAGTTTGACGGGGATTACTACACCAAGGATTCCCGCAGATGGGAGAACCTGTTTCTCCGCATGTCCCCCGAAGGCAAACCTGTTCGCAAATCCCTAGGATACTACAATGCGGCTCGTGATCCTCCGTTTGTCTTTGACCAAACCTCATACGACAAGTCGGCATGGATGGCGATTGATTCTAAATCAGATGCCCCGTTTCGTGAGCGACGTCTTCTAGGAGTCACGGAAGAACGGTCGTGGATCTACCCCCAAAACAACACAGATGTCCCTGAACACCTCCCTCCGTCTGCACAGGTAACTATCGATGTTCGTTCCTTATTTAAAACCCTCCATCCCTACGAAATTGTCCAGTTTGTGGTGATACCCCAAACCACTCTCCTGCCTAAATTGGAACTTCTCTACTACCCCCGTCTCCGCCCCACATCCCCCGGCAAAGTTCCCGCGGATATAGAGAAATCCATTGCCCGTCAAACAGATCTGATTTCTGCACTTTCATCGCTCAGTGTTCCGAATCCTACCAAAGTATCCATCAACCAGGTTCGTTGGAAACTTCCGCTGGTGAACACGGACTTTGGACACGCAATCCGGAATCGGTTTGAACAGATCTTTTACGGTACTACAGTATCCCCGGATGTTCCCGTCATTTCTTTCTTTTCCAGTCGGCAGGAACAGTCTCGCCATAAATTCTTTACCGACAATGACGAGAAGACACCGTCTCTGGATGTACGTATGTGGTCGTACTGGTGGAACGCGACGAAACCGTCGAAGAACAAACCGGCTCTGCTCATTTATCGCGGAACTGCACGTGGAACGTACGATCGCATTACCGTGAATTCTACCGAAATCGTGATTTCTTGTTCGCGCGGCGAAGAGGGAGCCGATACGCATATGGAACTACAGCAGAAAGCCAAGGAGTTCCTCGTATCCATCGACGGTCTGGCGGCATTCCTGGATCCCGCAGATTACGAAGATGATCGGTGGGAACTCCAAGATATGTCGGGCGTCGTCCACTACGACACCGAACTCAAAGAAGCTGATTTCCGTCGCTTTGATTGTCTGCGGTCCATCTACGATATTACCGACAAGGATAAACTCGTGTTCAAGTTCCTCCGCACCGACGATACTGATATTGGATTGTCTAGCAATGAAATGCAGGTTGTCGGAATGCTGCGTGAAAGTGTAGCAGTGACCCCGGAAGAAGTCCATGATCAGATCCCGGAACTCTCGATTGCCGACAGCGGAGTTCTTCTACAAAGTGTGAAACAGCTTCTGTCCGATAATCCGGATATTGGCGAACGGAACTATTCGGCCTTCCCGACCTTCAAATTTTCGTCGTCCAAAGTCGCAGTCACTCATGCCCCTGATATGAAACGCGTGGTGCGGTATATCACACTCCTCCGCGATATTCTTATGCGTCCCGACAATCCCGAGTTGGATGATGTATGCCCTAAGCGCATGGAAGTGGTAGAATCAGAGTCGGCAGCCATCCCTGAAGAGACACCTGCGGCAGCAGCAGAGGAAGATAGTTTCCTAGACGAACTTCTGGGAGATATTGCCGGGATCGGAACCGTTGAAAAGAAGGAGGAACCGAAACCCGAAAAGAAGGCGGCGAAGAAAGTCAAGCCGAAAGGAACACGTACCTCATTGGCCGACTACTTCCTGCGTCAACTCCGTGAATTTGACCCGGAGACCTACGACCCGTCGGAGTCTGATATGTACAATAAATGCGACAAGCCCCGCCAACCAATCATTCTCAAAGACTCTGAGATGAAGAAGTTTGATGATGAAGATCTATCTGCCTACGATCCTCGTGCCGCGGGTTCAGCGGGAGTTCTAGCCGTCAAAGAACCCGATGGTGTAGTGATTTGCCCCGAGTACTGGTGTACGGTAGATCGCATACCTCTGAAAGCTGATCAGTTGGTGGATGGTAAGTGTCCAGTCTGTGAAGGAAAGGTGAGATCATCCACCAAAGCCGAAGAAAAGACCCAGGATGTTCTAGAATTCTCGGTGATTAAGCGCGATGCATCGTCTGTGTACCCAGGGTATATCAAGTACAAGTCCAAAAAGTCGGGCAAACAGATCCCGTGCTGCTACACGACTGCCCAGACCACCAAGATTTCCTACTCTCAATCTGAAGCTGCTACGTCGGCAAAGGAGCCCGAACCGTACTACGTTCTCGGAGAAACCAAGGTGAGGCTGGAAGAGTTGCGTATTGCCTATATCCCAAAAGCTGTGGGTCGGGCTCTCGGGATTCCGTTGGAGTACAAGGCAACAATTGATGCGATGAATCGTATTCAGTCAGGACAGTCTGGATTTTTCCGTGCAGGGGTAGGTCATTCGGCAACGACATTAAGTAAGATTCTTGGAGTCACGACTCCGATTCCATCGCCCTCGGCGGCTCCAGAAGTGACGAAACGGTGCTCGTTCTTCCGGTCCTGGTCCAAAGCTGATCTAACGTCCGTGGACGATAAATTGGCGGCCCGGGTTCAGTCCATTGGCCGGGCGTACGACGAGAAATCGCTGAACCCTCTAGAAGAATTGGAGTACGTTGCCCTTACCCTGAACTGTATGGTGTACACGATGTACGTGAAAGGAGACGAGATTCACTCGGCATGTTTTATGAATATTGGTGCAGTTCGTCGTACCAACAAGGCGGTGCTAGTTCTGATAGATGCTGGAGATATGTCCAGCATTGATTATGTAACACACGTTTCAAGGACGTCGGCGCTCCCAGTATTCAACGGAAATCTGTACATGAGCCTCTTTCCCAAAGAGCTGGTTCCAACCCTGGAATCTCTCCGCGTGAAATCGTGTGTCCGCGACATTCCGACCATTGATAAGGCTCTCACATTCCTTGGAAAGACGCCTCTCAAAGACCGGATCCCCGAACTCAAAGTTGTTCTGGACCCGTACGGCCGTGCCCAAGCCCTGTTTCTTCCAAAGGTGATTCTCCTACCGTTTCGTCCAACGTCTCAAATCCCTACATTTTTAGATGAGCGGGTTGCCGGATATTCGGAGATCGCCCAGTCCGACTACCCTTCCAAGGCCGATATGGTTGCGTTCCTCCAGACAGCGACGGAGGTGCATCCGGGATACGCGTACGCCCACGATGCCGCCAATGCGAAACATGTGGTGGTTGAATTAGTGACCCGATCCGGCCTACGTATCCCGGTGCTCACCGATGAAACCATAGAGGGTGACCCCACCGAAATCACTGAGACGACACGAGGTGTGACGGAAGAGACACTGGTCTATGGAACCCCTGATCCTGAAGCCGTGAAAACCGCTCGTTCAGTGACGTACGAAGCCGAGATCTTTGAGTTTCTCCTCTACCAGCTGACGCACGATATGCAGGGTGAAGATTATGCAGAACTCCGACGTATTCTGTCCCAGACATCTCCGGATATCAAAGACTTGCGACCCCTCGTCAAAAAATGGTTTGATGATACTCTGACCTTCAGTGAAGCGGATACCCCTCCAACATTTTACAGTAAGATGCGTCATTCGTGTACGGGTGCTCCGCAGTCGGACTGCTCGGGACTGTGTGTGTGGGACGGCGCATCCTGCAAAGTCCAGGTCAAACAGGTTCGTCCGACTCTGGAACGTACAGTTCTTGAATCGCGCCTGATCTCAACTCTGGCGAGTAACGATAAGATCAGGAGCGTGGTATTTGAGAACCGGATATCTCCGTTCTTCAGCAGTATTCTCTACCTTGAACTGCCGTCTGAAGTAATTCTGTCGGACGGCGATGTCGCGGCAAAACTGAAGGTGTGATAGAAAAATGTAGGGCATACTAATAAATGGCCGATGAAATCATGAGTGGAGGTGCACGCCGCGCGATCGGATCCCGTGCACAGGTGATGCACGGGACCGCTCATCACACAAAGGGCGGATTGACGAAGAAGCAGCTGAAGTACAACAAGTACGGCAAGATCGTGTCGGCGCGCAAGTCGGCGTCGGCCAAGAGCAAGGGTACGCTGAAGAAGTGGGAGAAGAAGACGGGACACCGCTGGACGATCAAGAACGGTAAGCCCACGAAGGTCAAGCACGGCAAGAAGGGCAAGAAGGGCGGCGGCGATGATGAGGATGAGATTTACTAAATAATTTCTAAGCTATAATCGGGGGGCGAGGTTTTATCAAACAGGGTCTGGATCGCGGCAATGTATTTTTCTTTTAATAGTTCTGGATCTTTCTCTATTACGGGGTGGCCAACATAGGTAGGTATTGGTTTGAGCGGTCGGTACGACACTTCAAACCAGTGTAGAAGCGACGTCCAGCTTGGGACGGGGACGGATAACCCAAAGGTGGAATGGAGCCACGTGTTCACTTGATTCACGACCCAATTGTCCGAACGGGGAAACAGTTCATTCTCTCCGTACGTGATTACCGGGACAAGTGGCGTTCCCGTTTCAGCAGCAATCTTGAAGATACCCGTACGTTTCTTGATATAGAGCACCATCTTGCGGGGATCGGCCAAGTTCATTTCTCTCACGCCTCCCAGCATCACGGACACAGACTCGCCCTTTCCCACCGTTTTCTTGATGCTTCCGTAATCGGATGGGATGGCTCCTACGTATCGTCCGATATCACCTACGAGGGGAATGTAATGATAAAAGGGCAGAGACACCACATGATTCGGTTTGTAATTGGGATGGCGACATACACGGAGAGAATTGAAGAGAGCGGACGAAACGGAAATTAAACCGTGTGGGTTCCAAACAAAGATACATGTTGGCGGAAGGTCGGGAGGACATTCCACCATTGGAAATGTTGCCTGAAGGTTCTCTTCCACCGATTCGTTTCGTAATCGTTCTACCACCGAATCAAATAGCGCCTCTTTTGGACTTAGTCCATACAGAGACAGAACCGCCAACCCCAAAAGAAGATTCGCCCCCATCAGAAGAACCACCAAAATCAGAACTACCATCGCTCCCAAAAAAACGAGTGGCCAGAGGTAAATCCACGACATATTCTCCTCGGAGATTGTTTACTGATAACTGGAACTCATTCTGGCACATTGCCTTTGGCGTTTTCGCAACCAAGATCAGGATGCTGGTTCCTCTCTTCATTTTTTACCAGTTTTTAGATGTGGAAGAGGTGAATGTATTTGTGGACATCGTAGAGTTTCTGTGTGGGTATATGTTGGGGTTTGTGTTTACTTTGGTTTAAGCATGTCGCCCTGAACTAATAAAAATGACCGAGTACCTGGTGGAGGCGAAGACTGTCCAGACAGGAGCCATTCGTACTCTCATTGAGGCCCTGAAGTGCATTCTGGTCGAGATGAATTTCACCTTCGACAAGGACGGGATCAAGATGGCGGCGATGGACAATACTCGTACGGTCCTTGTTCACATGCGCCTGGAGGCTGGACGGTTCGAGAAGTATCATTGCTCTACGCCGACGGTTATTGGTCTCAATACCGACCACCTGTATCGTATCGTGAAGACGGCGACCAACGACGATACGCTCACCTTCTATATCGAGAAGGGCGACCACAACCACCTACGTGTTCTGCTGGAAAACGGCGACAAGAAGGAGGTCACGCGGTATTCCCTCTCCCTGCTGGACCGCGACGAGCCGAACATTGAGATGCCGTCTACGGAGTTTTCCGCGCGTATCACGATGCCGTCGATTGATTTCCAGAAGAAGTGCCGGGATATGACCCTGCTGATGGCGAAGACGGTAGATATCAAGAGCGTGGGCAGTACTTTAGTTCTGTCGTGCAAGGGTCAGTTCGCCAATCGCGAGACGGTCTTGGGCGATTCCGACTCGGAGTTTTCCATTAAGAAGGAGGAGACAAACGCCATTATTTCCGGGACCTTTTCTCTTCCCCATCTCGTGCTTTTCACGAAGTGCACGAACCTCTCCAACAACTTGGAGCTCTACATGAAGAACGATTGGTTCATGATGATCAAGTATGTTATCGCAAACCTCGGGGAGATTAAACTGTGTCTGATGCCCTGCTCCAATTCCTCTGCTTAAAGAATAATACGAATAATAATGAAGTGGGGATATGTCCTGATAGGAGTATCCATCCTTATCCTGCTTACTGTTCTCTACGGCCAGAACCGACGGAGAGAAGAGTTCACAACTATGAAGGGAGAGTTCCCAAACTATGAAACACTCCTTGATCAGGTTCGTCTTCTACTTGATAAAGGGTACGATTATGACTTATCAGAACTGAAAAAGATGGCGAATGATCAGACTGAGATGTATAACAAGGCGTTTAACGATTTCATAAAAAACAGGGATCTAACTATGCGCCTCGATCCACTAAGTGCACTTGACATCAACGCGCAAATGAATCCAAAAACACCATCCTATGTTGGTGAATTTCTACCAAAAGGCTTTAGGTTAAATGTGGACACT